CTTTTACTTTGGTAATTCCCGCAACGTGTAAGGTGCGGAACTTGACCGCGCCGCGATCGTCGAGATCTTGAACCTCGCCTTGGATATAGCGGTATCCGTTGCTTTCCGCAAAACCGATATGGTCAATCGACTTGATCACAAGATTTCTCACGCCATCTTTTTTGACAGATGAAGGGTTTGCATTGTAGTAAGTCACGACACGACTTACAAGCTTGCGCTTGAGGTCTTCGTCGCTGAGTCCATACAGAGAGTGATCGAAGCGGGTGGTGGTAGTGGTAGTGTTTTTTTTCATAACGAGGTGATAGTAATTGATTAGTGGAGTTTTAACAAGCATTTTCTGATTTATTTTTACCACAGCTCTCTGTCCTGCTCGTGTTGATCAAGAGCCTTTTGGATTAGTTCTGAGATCTCTGGGTTTTCAGCTTTGAGGTACCCAGAAACGTACGCGAGGGAAACTCGCAAATCACTTGCGGCATTCCTCTCTTTGGAGAACTTGTCGTAGTCTGTCTTGGTAGTGGTGTTGTCTGTCATGCGGGTATTCTACTTTACTTTTTTGAGTGGTGCAAGTTTTTTTTGCTATTATTTATCATTTTTTCCGATAAGTTTTCCAGCCTTCACTGTCGCATTCCAGTCGATAGGGTTCTTACGGCACTCCTCAATCCAATTTTGGTTTCGCTCGTAGCAGCTATGACGGGCTTGGGCGATTCGTTCGTAGAATGGATCTGCTTTTGGTTTTTTGTTTTCCATGGGCAGAGTATGAAGCAACACGCCCACAATTGAAAGCTTTTTTTTGTATAAAATGCATTTTTATTTAGGGGAGGGGTTTTCTGAAAGTTTTTGACTTTTGCACTTGACGCACAAAGCGCGGGGGGTGGTGAACACTATAAGTAAACTTTTTTTATAACTAATGGGCGGTACGCCATATAATAAAATATAACTACATGTGACAAAAACGTGTAATAAATAAAAACAAATGGCAAAAGAAAACAGCTTATTGTTGGGTCATATAGAATTAACTCCTAAGCAAAAGGAATTTTATGACATAATGACGGATGAGAAAACGCGGATTGTGTTTTTGGGAGGGCCAGCGGGGACAGCGAAGACGTTTCTTTCTGTTTATTCTGCATTGGATCTGTATAATAGTGATAAAAATTTAAAAATCCTATATTTGAGAAGCGTTGTTGAGAGTGCGGATAGGGGGATAGGTTTTTTGAAAGGAGACATGGATGATAAGTTTGGGCCATATATGGCACCGCTTTTAGATAAGATTGATGAGTTATTGAATAAGCCTGAAAAGGATCAATTAAAAAACAAAAAGGTACTAGAAGCGGAGCCGATTAACTTTTTGCGCGGAACAACTTGGCGGGATAAGGTGGTTATTGTTGATGAGGCGCAGAATATGAGTGTGAGGGAGTTGACTACTGTTTTGACTAGGATTGGTCGTGGGGCGAAGTTATTTATTTGTGGGGATAGTTTGCAGAGTGATATTCGGAGTAGTGGTTTTGATAAGTTGGCTTCTTTGTTTAAAGATGAGCAGAGTTCCAGAAAAGGGGTGTATAGTGTAGAGTTTGGTAAAGAAGATGTGATAAGGGATAAAATTATTACATATCTTGTAGAAAAAATTGAATTATTAGCCCCAAAACAATAAAATTTCATATGAATAAAGTTTTCTGTTCTTCCTGCGGTCACAAAAACGTGTATGAGGTGACCAAACCAAAATTTTGTGCGGCGTGTGGAACGCCAATTGGAGCGGCTGCTCCTGCACCAGCTCGTCGAGAGGCTGTTGCTGAAATTGAATACGAGGAAGAAACCAGACGTTCATTTGATTTGCGTAAAATGAAGAATGATATTGTGGCTGAAGCGAACACGGATAAAACGACTTTGGCTGACTTGTGGAAGTCTGCTACTCCTGAAGATGCAAATAGGGATAGGATGTCTAGGCCAGCATCAAACTTGCCAGATGGCGAGGCTATGATTAAACAAAGTCAAGCAGATTGCGCTTCATCTAGAGTTCAAGACATTGATGGATAAGAGGTATGAAGACCTTGTTCCAGAAATAGAAGAACTTTTAAATAGATATAGGGCTAAATGGCAGCTTAATTCCATAGCTTGGTTGGATTATGATGATGTATCTCAAATAATCCGATCTCATATCTATAAGAAGTGGCACTTGTGGGACCAGAAGAGAGCATTTAAGCCTTGGGCTTCTATGTTGATTAGTAATCAGATTAAGAATCTGATAAGGAATCATTATGGAAACTTTGCGAAGCCGTGTTTGCGGTGTTCTTTTTATTTGGGTGGTGATGAGTGTGGTTTTACTAAGAGTAGGGAGCAGGATGAAGAGTGTGCGGATTTTGCTAAATGGAAATCTAAAAAACAAGGAGCCTTTAATTTAAAGATGCCAGTTTCTTTGGATTCATTGGTATCAGTTAAAGATCGAATAAATGAAGACGAATTAGATTATGATAAGAAAGCGGCTAAGATACATCATTTAGTTATGCTTGAATTGAGTGACAAACATAAAGAGGTATATAGATTATTGTTTGTGGAGCATGTGGATGAAGGAGAGGTGGCCAAGAAGTTTGGGTTTAAGCGGGATACAAGTAAAAGAAAAACGCCTAGATACAAACAAATAAACAATCTCAAGAAGAAGTTTTATAATATAGCAATAAAAGTGATAAAAGAGGAGGATCTATGATATATGATTTAACAGAGAAGCAGAAAGAGGAGATTCTTAAGTTATTTAAACAAAACCCAGATTTAATGTTTATAACCCGCAAAGTATTTAACGATGATACTATTGATGGGAGGTCGAAGCAGGGTCGTGCGGTGAGGAAGTTCTTAGCAGAACAAGACAAAAAAGCAAATACATCTCTTGCCCCCAAAGTAGAGCAGGTTCATTTAACAAAAGAGCAGAAAGAGTTCTTGATGACTGACAATATTGAAGTTGGCATGAATGCTTTAGAAATAGCCCGACTTACTTTCAAAGATAGAGATATTCAACCTCTTAGCATGAAGCATAGAGTTATTGTTGACTTCTTAAAAACTTATAGGCCAGAGATTGTAGATGATAATGAGATTGTTACAAAAGAGAAGTGGACTCCACCTAAATCTATAAACAGAGCTATTGTTAAGATAAACAACTTCTGTGGCGTTGGTTTAGAGGAACTAACTCTCCAAACAAAACAAAAGAAACTAGTCGAGCAATTAATTATTTATTTTAAAAGCCCCCGCTTTAATCATTTTATTAACCAGTATGCTACTCTAGCTGACAGAGACCTGTTTGAAAGCGAGTTTGTTCGTGCTGTTTGGGACAAGCCTGACCTCACTAACGACGAATTGAATCTATATGTGACCGTGTGTGCTAACTACGTGCGCCAGAAACACATCCAGCAGCGCATTGACAAGCTTAATGCACTACTAGACGACCAAGACAACGAAAGAGACATCACAATGCGTCTGACGGAGATTATCAAGGCGACTAGTGAAGAGCTTAACCAGTGCGAAAAACGTATTGAATCCTTGACAAAGGATCTCAATGGATCTAGAACTGCGAGGCTGAAGGCCAAGGGAGAAGAGAATGGTTCTATCTTTGCTTTGGTTGAAGCCTTCCAAGAGCGTGAAGAACGTGACCGTATGATCATGATGGCTGAACTTCAAAACAAATTAATTGAAGAAGAGGCTGATAGGCTTGAGAGTATGGATGACTACAAGGCACGAGTGCTTGGTATATCCAAAAAAGAATTATTATGAGTGAGTTTGTTTGTAAAGAATGTGGCAAGTCCTTTGAGAAACGTAGGGGTTTCCACGCTCATCTAAAAGCGCATAGTACCTCTATTGGGGAATACTATGTGGAACACTATGCAAAAAGAGATCTTTACACAAATGAACTTCTGCAATTCAAAAACTACGACCAATATTTTTCAGAAGACTTCAACAATATAGATAATTATTTATCTTGGTTAAAAACTACTTCTCCTACTAAAGCAAAAAACCACTTAATCAATTATACCCGCAAAAAATTTGAGAACAAGAATGTTAAGTTTACTCCACCAGACTTATACTACATGCTAGCTCAAATGCCCAATATTGATTACTACCGAAAAATGTGGAGGTCTTACTCTGAGTTCTCAGATGATCTGGGTATTGAATCTTGGTTCACCAAAAACTTACCAAAGAATTTTTGGGAGCAGGATAGTAAAGACATGCAGATCTTTGTTGATACAAGAGAACAGAAACCCCTTAACTTTGAAAACAGTGTAAAAAACAAACTGGACTTCGGTGATTATACCGCCGCTGGAGAATATTATTCAAAAACCTTTGTAGATAGAAAAGCTCAAGATGATTTTAGACAAACCTTTGGAAAAGATATCGAAAGATTCAGGCGCGAAATGGATCGTTGTGTCAAGTTTAATTCTTACATGTTCATTGTTGTCGAGTCATCTATTGAAAAAATCGAAGAAGACAACAAAGTATCGAAGTTTAAATCGAACTTAGGTTACTTGTGGCACAATGTTCGTAGTCTGATGATAGACTATCCAGAAAACATACAGTTTGTTTTTGCTTACTCAAGAGCAGGAGTAAAGAAGATCACACCAAAGATCTTATATTACGGGCAGCGTTTATGGAACGTTGACGTTCAATACCATTTAGAGAAAAAAGTTCATGGCATGGCAGAAAGGAAAACAGCGGTATCGAAATGATTACTCCGCACAAGAGTTTAATAATTACTTAAAAACACTTGATGGTGACTTACCAGACGAGGAAGCTAAGTATTTATTATATAAGTTCTTAAGAGCTAATATTGCATTTACCTCCGAATTATTTTTGGGGGTAAGATTATTTCCATTCCAAGCAATGGCTATCAAAGGAATGATGGTGTCTGACTACTCTATGTTCGTATTCTCACGGGGTATGTCTAAGACTTTCTCTACAGCTATTTATGTGTTACTTGAATGTCTACTGAACCCCAATGCTAATATTGGTGTTATTGCAGGTAGCTTTAGGCAGTCAAAACAAATCTTCCAGAAGATGGAGGATATCCTGTCCAAGCCAGAGGCGAAGCTCGCAAAAGAATGCGGGGTTAAAATAACAAAAGGAACTGACCAATGGACTTTAAAAATTGGTAATAGCCGCGCAATCGCTTTGCCGTTAGCTAACGGAGAACGTCTCCGTGGATTTCGATTTAATAGGATTGTGTTGGATGAGTTCTTAACAATTCCAGAAAAGATATTCAATGAAGTTATCATACCATTCCTTGGGGTTGTAGAAAACCCTATTGAAAGAGAGGAACTACATAAACTAGAATCCCGCCTAATCGACAAAGGCGAGCTGAAAGAGGAAGATAGGTATGTATGGCCCAATAACAAATTGATAATCCTTTCATCTCCGTCCTTTAAGTTCGAATACATGTATAAGCTCTACAAAAAATATGAGGGGCTAATATTTGGAGAGTTTGATAGAGACAATGAGGATGATGAGCAAGCGGCTGATGATGCATATAGATTAATTATGCAGTTAAGTTATGACTGCGCTCCAACAAGGTTGTACGATCAGAACCTGCTAAAACAAGCTAAGGCTACCATGTCTGAGATGCAGTTCAAACGAGAATTCGGCGCACAATTTGTAGATGAGAGTGACGGATACTTTAGACTTTCAAAAATGGCTGCTTGTACAATCGCAGATGGAGAGTTCCCCGCTGTGGAGATAGTTGGGAACCCAAGTGACGAGTATATTCTTGCTTTTGACCCCAACTGGGCTGGTAACACAAGTGCTGACCACTTCGCAATGCACGTATTTAAGGTTCTGAGGGACGAACAGAAGGTTTGCCTTGTTCATAGCTACGCAGTGGCTGGAGTGTCCTTAAAAGAGCATATGAGGTATTTCCTGTATCTTATCGAATACTTCAATATTGTCGGTATATGCGGTGACTACAATGGAGGTGTTCAGTTTATCAACTCTTGTAATGAAAGTGAGTTGTTTAAAAAAGCTAATGTGAATATTGGTGTGATTGAGGTTGAGTTAGAAAAACCTGACCAGTGGCATAGTGATATTATGCAGTTTAAGAATCAGTACAATCAAAAAGAAAGAAAGTATTGTATCTTAAGAAAACCAACATCCAACTGGATTAGAAACGGTAATGAGATGTTACAGGCAGCAATAGACCATAAAAGAATACTGTTTGGGTCTAGAGCGGTAGACGATCACTTTGACCAACAGCGTAAGAAAAATATACCTATTGATGAGATAAAATGGGATCATAAGATTACTGCTTCTTCTAAAGGTGCTAAAATGATTGATTTAATCGATCATCAAAAAAGTGTCATTGAACTTACAAAGTCAGAATGTGCTAACATTGAGGTTGCTACAAACCCCCAAGGTTCACAGTCATTTAACCTGCCCCAAAACCTTCGGAGGCAGAAGGGACCAAACAGAGCAAGGAAAGATTCTTATTCTGCTTTGATTCTAGGCAATTGGTTTGCTAAGGTATATTTTGATTCTCTTAACGTGACTCCTGAGAAAAAACCCGTTTCTACATTTATTCCATTCACAATTTGAAAAGTTATAAAGTAACTTTTATAACTTTAGTGTAACAATTGTTGACATGGCAGAAAAACGCAAGTATACTAAAAGATCTGAGTATTGGCAAAAATTTAAATCTAATACTCCAAACAATAATCTTGAAGAGATTACCCGTCAATCACTTGCTGAAGAGTTCGCTCCAGAGTTAGTTGGAGAATCTTTGTATGAAACTACGGCTTCTCGCCTTTCTGAGCCAACAAAGCGTTCTGGATCAAGAACTAACAGTGTCACCCAAAGCTATACTAAAAACAGGTTCAAGAATATTGATGATGGTTTATTGCCATTTGATTACTCTCGTGATTCGGTGGATGTCCGTGATGCCATCCAGTTGTGCCAAAAAGCTTACTTTAACGTTCCAGCATTCCGCAGCACCATTGATATGTTGTCTGATTT